TCAGGCTGCCACTTTGGGCTTGGCCTGAAGCGAAACGCCCATGGCTCCGAGCAGTTTGACGATAGTCCCATAGCGAGGCTGCGCCCCAGGCGCGAGGGCCTTGTACAGGCTCTCACGCCCAAGGCCCGCGTCCTTGGCAAGCTGACTCATGCCACGGGCCTTGGCCACGTCGGCAACCGCCGCAAGGAACACATCCGGGTTCGGATCTTCGAGCGCTGCCGAAAGGTATTCGGCGATGGCTTCTTCGCTGTCGAGGAATTCGGCGGCGTCGAACCTGGCAATCTTAGTCATGGCTATCCCCTTCTCCGACGAGCGCCACATGGCGCGCCCCATCTGTATCCATTTGGATACAGATAATCAAGCCACCTTTACGTGGTTGCCTTTCGCGTAAAGGTGGGGCAGTTAGTCCTAGGTGGCAAGAGATATAGATGCACCGTCTTAGCCGCCATACCCACGCTGGGCACACACGGAGGGGACATGTACGAGTACAAGATGATTCAGATTCCGCCGACGATTGAGGTAGACCGCAAGTCCATGCACAAAGCCGCAGCAGTTTACCTGCAAGGGATCGTGGATGAAAACGCCGTTGACGGCTGGGAATACTATCGCGTCGATACCATCGGTGTGAAGGAAAAGCCCGGCTGTTTCTCTCAATCCATGGTAACCGTAAACCATTATGTCGTTACATTCCGCCGTCTCAAGAGCGCTGATTAGCGCCAGCCTGGGGGCAATCTCCATATACCGGGCGATTGCCCCGCACAGCATCCGTGATGCCTGCCGGTTCGAGCCTACGTGTTCGGAATATGCTGTGCTGGCGCTCCAAAAATACGGTTTCCGAGAAGGATGGCGGCGCACCATAACCAGGCTGAAACGTTGCAAACCGCCATATGGTGGGGAGGACTGGCCATAACTACAACAAAGCAAGCAGGAGGTATGAAATGAGCGATATCCTTGGGGTCTTTAATGTCGGTGATATTGTTCGGTTAAAATCTGGCGGCCCCCGCATGACTGTTGAAGAAGTTTTTGAAGGCGATAGCGATGTAATTTACGTTCGCTGTCAGTGGTTTGATGGTAAAAAATATGAAGGCAATACGTTTAACGAAGACATGTTGAAATCCATAGAATGATAATATCAACAAGGGCCGGGGGAAACCCCGGCCCTGATTCGTTCGTGAGGTGGCGCGCCTGACCGTGCAGAGTAGCAAGGGCACGGTTGACTTGTCACACCATGCATCACAGACATAGACTCGTTTTCAAGTTTACGCGATGCCTGCCCCCATCGACACACAACCACCTGACAAGCGGAACATATAATGAACAGCACCGATGAATTAAAGCCCAAAAAAACCATACATCCCTATACACTCATCGCTTGCGGCTCAACTCTCGCAATCATCTGCTCAGTCTTCATATTTGCGCTCAACAAATCCGAAACAATTTCTTTGGTAAATTCGGCAGCTTCAGTAGTTTTATCTATAGTCGCAATTTACTGCATAGACAGCTGGAAGAAGCAGGGAACGTGGGAGAAAGAGACAAAATCTGCGATAGAACTTTCAACACTTTTCTACAGAAGCAAAGATGCACTCATGCTCACCACATCACCACTAACAAGTGGAAAACAAATTAAGAACGACAAAAACTATGAAGTAAACTCAGCAAAGCAAATACGCGACTACAAAATTGACGAAATCAACTCCTTTCACGAACTATTTCTTGAGATTGAAATAAAAAAATATGAATTTGAGGTAATACTTGGCACGGATGCTTCAAAAATAGCATCACAAATACTATGTTTAAGAAGGAAACTAATTCACCATATTGAGATGTATCCTGACTATGCACGCATGTATAGCGACGCGATATGTAGTGCTGAAGAATCTGAAGGATTATTTCTAAACGGACAGCCAGCCATGGAACAATATCTTTCCCACGCTAATGAAATGAAAAAAGCAAAAGAAGACATAGAGGATATAATTTTTTGCCGTGCAGCCTCCCCTATACCAGAAGAATTAGCCGACCTCGAAACAGAGCTAAACAAGATTCAAGCGAAGTTCGCGCTGCCCCCGGCAGCGAAAATCACCTGCCGCCCGTAGGACTTTCAGTTTTTGCCGCTTGTCAGCTGCCCTTGACTTCGCTGGGCGGTTACGACAATTTGTCACTAGGTGCTCAACACACCTGTCAGTCCTAGGCGGCCATCACGCCCGTCAGCCGTGGTTTTTTTGCGCCCGTCATGCGCCATCGTTGCCCATGGCACGGTTGCATCTTTCCACGTACTTTTCTGCCGGGAGTGCGGCTAATACAATACCCGCAAGGGGAATACGCCCGCCGCCCTAGGACGGTGTTGAGCTCCCGGCAGTCTCTTATCAGAGACTGCCAATCAACAACATTCCTAGGAGCCTTCCATGTCCCACACCCATCTCATCTCCCCCGCCGTGGCGAGTCGGATCAGCGCCCTTGCGTCCGAACTGGACGACCTGGAGGTGCAGCTTGGCTATCTGGCCGACTACACCGAACCGGGCCCGCTGTTCGGGCTGCTGCGCTCGCTTCAGGACAGCGCCGCCGAGTACAGCGGCAGCCTGTGCTCCACCCTTGACGACGAGGACGGCGAAAACACGGTGCTTGGCGATGCCGGGCCGTACTTCGCGCCGTTCACGCTGGGCACCATTGCCCGCCAGTTGTCCGCCGCGCCGGGCATGCTGGCCGAAGCGGGCAAGGACCGCCCGCGCGACGCCCGACTGGCCCTTGAATGGCTGGGCCTGCGCATGCTGCAACTGTCCGACTCGGCCAACCGCATAGCGCGAACCGTGATGGCGGAACTGCCGCCCTGCCAGCCGCAAGCGCTGCCACCCATGGTGATTGCCTCGGCCTAGCCTTCCGTCCCCTGAAACGACGCCGCCCCGTGCCATCAGCCGATGACACGGGGCGGTTTTGCGTGGTGCGGTCCGTCACGCCGTGATGCCTCCAATGCGCCCCCGGTGGGTGCCCAGCCGGGATGCGTGGGTTGCCACCGCGCCGCCTTCGGTGATGGCCGTCGTGGTGGGGTGGGTGTGGGCGGCCAGCACATTGAGCGCCGCCTTGATTTCGTCCAGGCAGGCCAGCAGCTCCACGAACAGGCTTGTCCCCGCACCACTGCCGGACGTGGACACGCACGAGATGGTAGCCGCCCGCAGCCGAAGGTTGGCCGCCTCTATGGTGCGGTCACCCCCGGCCTTCTCGGTGCTGCTTCCGTCCACGGTCAGCTCGTGGTCGCCGCCCACCGTGCCGGACTGGTCGCCGCCCACGGCCTCGGTCCTGTCGCCGCCGATCTGCGTCTGCTGCCCGCCCTGCACGGCCTCGCTACGCCCCCCGGCAACGGTGATGTAGCGGCTGCCCTTCACCGTGCTGGCGTGGTCGCGCCCCACGGTTTCGGTGGCGGCGCCCGCCGTGGTGTGGGTGGAATCGCCCCCGGCGGTCAGGTGCAGTTCCCCCAGGGTGCCAAGGTCGGCCCGCAGCCCGGCCAGCAAGGTGAGCACCGTGCCCGCCTCTACCGTGTACGTGCCCTCCACCTCGGTGGTGGAATGCTCCGACACGCGGCGGATCTCGCGCGCCACCTCGGTCACCGCCTCCATGGCCCGGACCAGCCGGGTCTGCGATTCGTCGGTGATGGCCGCGTCGGTCTGGCGGGTCCAGTTGCCGTCCGCGTCGGCCCGCTGAAAAACGGCGGGCGACTGTTGCGCCAGCCATTCGCGCGGGGCCACGGAGGGCAGGCTGGCCCCCATGGGGTACACCTGCCGGATGATGGGATGGTCCGGCCTGCCGTAGGCAAAGCCCACCACCACCAGCGCGCCCGGCTCCGGAAACGCGAACATGCCGCACTCCTGCCCTGCCCCGCCGGGCACCGGCAGCGGCACCGCCGGAAACACGGGAAAGGCCGGGTCCGGCTCAAGCTCCGGCGTCAGGATCTGCACGTCCACGGCATAGCGCGGTCGGAACCGTTCGCAGGCCACGCCCTCGCCGGGCTGGTCCGCGATGGCCACCACCCGCCCGTACCGGTCCAGGTGCAGCCCGCCGGACAGCTCCGGAAACAGCCGCAGCACCGCCGCCCTTATTGCGTCCTGCATGTGACCTCCATCTGGTGCCCGGCGAACCGCACCGCCGTAACGCGCCCCCCGTCCAGCACCGCGCCGGGACGCAAACCGGGGATGGCCGTCACCGTGCGCGCGCCCGTGGCCATGGTCTTTCCCCATGCCTCGGCGGGCAGATCCACGGTGCGCCCGGCCCAGCGCGAATCGGCCCACGCCCCCACGAATACCTGCCCGTCGCCCTGCGCCTGCCACACGTAGTCCTCGATGCCGAAGACCTGGCCGAGCTGCGCCATGCCGTGGAAGCCGGACCCCACCGCGCCGAAGTACGGCACGCGGGTGGCGGCATACGCCCTGTCCGGCACGATGAAGCGCACCCGCGCCGCCTCGGCGTAGGCGGCCAGCACCTCGCGCAACGTGGGGTGGCGCAGCGCCAGCGGTATGGCCACGTCCAGCCGGGCCGACACCTCGCGGCAGAACAGCCGCTGCTGCGCCCCGTCCACGGGCGTGCACCGCTCCACGTCGCCGCTGAAGAACAGGGTGAGCGCCGTATCCCAATGCCAGCCCATGGCGAACGACACCTCGCCGGAAAGCGGGGCATCCGCCCGCACCTGAAACACGGCCCTGCCGGGCCGGTCCAGATCCAGGCGCACATCCTCGCTCACCAGCGGGACTTCCGCGCCTGCCACGGTCAACCGCTTTTGCAGCCTCATTTCCCGGCCTCGCTGCCCGTGCCGTCCGTCGTCTTATAGTCGCCCAAGGCATCGCTGGCGGCCTTCAGCTTTTTCTCGAACCACGACAGTTCCAGCGCCGATTCGGACTCTTCCGGCGGCGCCACGGCCTGCCCCTCATTCTGCTGGGCGGTGGCCGTCTTGGCGGGTTCGCGCGCCTCGGCCCGCTCCGGCACGGACACGTGCTCGGACAGGCTGAAGGACACCAGCCAGCAGCGGCGCTCCTCCTGCTCCTCGGCCTTGAAGTCGCCGGTGAACCGGCCCTGCCGCATCCCTGCGGCGTTGGCCGTGCGGTTGGTGACGGTGTAGATGCGCCCATCGCCGCCGCTCTTGGCCTCGGCCACGCGGGTCAGGGCGCGCAGATCGTCCTCGTCCGTGAACCGGATGAAGATCTTCGCCTCCAGCTTCTTGGCCTTGGTGCCCTTGCTGGCCTTGGACGTGCTCGACGTGTCGCCGCTGGCGTCCTCGTCCTTGAAGGGCAGGGTCATGGAGGCGACCAGGCCGAAGCCCGGCACGGTGAAATCGTCCAGACGCAGAAAGCTCACAGGATACCCTCCAGCGGGTTCTCCAGCCCGAAGGCTTCCTTGTAGTAGGCCACCTGCCGCTTGGTTCCGTACCAGCACACTGCCGCGCAACACTTGAACGCGGCATCCATGGGCGGGGCGAACTTCACCAGCAGCTTGGCAAGCTCCACGGCCAGCCCTTCCAGGTACACGCCGAACCACCCCGGATCGCTGCCGGTCATGGACCCGCGCAGCGCATCGAGGTCGGCCTGTCGGGCCGCCATGGCCGCCTGCCGCTTGGCCCCGAACGTGCCCAACCGCGCCACCGGAGACGTGCTGGCGGCGGAAAGCCCCTCCGCCATGGCCAACTGCCCCCCCAGCGCCCGCGACGTTGCCAGCCCCGGCCCGCCCCGCTGCGGCGACGATGCGCCCCACGCGGGGTAGCCGGGCCCGGACGGAATGGTGAACTTGTCGCGCTCCAGCCCTGCCAGCCCACCGGCGCGCCGCTGCGCCTGCTGCAACTCGGTGATGGGGAAGACGCCGTTGAACCGCCCCAGCGAGGTGGCAAGGCCGCTCTCGTCGGGTGCGGCCATGACCAGCAGCACCATGGCCGTGTCCATCTCCGTGGGGTCCGGCAGGGCTCCGGATGCCAGCATATCCTGTGCCTCGCCCATGCGCCCGGCCACTGCGGCGATGGCGCCCTGCGGCGTCAGGTAGGCCCTGTCACCCCGGCGCTGTCCCACGCCCTGCTGGTACGGCGTGACCGCGATATACGGGCACGGGCTGGCCAGCATGCCGGAGGCGTCGTTACGGAGATCCGCGGTTCCCCCTCCGGAGGGCGGCGGCGTATCCGGCAGGCCCAGCCCGGCAAGGGACGCCGCGCCGCTGGCCACGGTGGACCCCACCGCCCCCAGCGAACCGGAAAGCCCGTCACCCACCGCGCCGATGCTGGCAGGGGGAGTGAACGACACGGGTTGCCACAGCATGGCAGCTCCCCCGCTCCTACGTCGGGTAGCTGACCACGATGGCCAGCACGGCGGGCACCGGATCTGCGTCTGCCTGCGCGGCCAGCAGGGCCTGCTCCAGATCAACACGACGCGCGGTCAACCGCTCCACCAGATACTCCAGGCCTTCGGGGTCCGTGACCGCCATCAAGGCGGACCCCACGGCCACGCCGGTGGCGGTTGCCTCCGCCCCGGCCAGCACGCCCGCGAGGGCCGTGTCGTATCCGGTGCGTATCTCGGCCTGCTTGCTCGCCATGACCTCGCCCAGCGCGGGCGGGGGCGGTGTATCGGTCCATCCGTCGGGGAGCGCGCCCAGCTCCGTCACGAGGTGCGGGGTGCCATCGGCCACCCAGCCGGGGCGGCCCCTGTGGTCCTCGACAGCATCCCAGGTATCGCCATTGCGGCGCCAGCGGTGCCACGCGGACGGCAGCGGCGCATCGGGTGGTCCGTCAAGGTACGCCCCAGCGGGCAGTCCCTGTCCCGGGAAACGGTCGGGGATATCAGCCTGTCCGGCATACATTCCCTCGGCGTCGGTGTAGTGCACGGTGATCATTGGTGAGGCCTCCTAGACAAGGATGATGGCGTTGGCGACGGGACCAGCGGGGCGAGAGGTCGGGGCCGTTGGCACGGCGAGAGCGGAATTAAATGTAAATCTGGCATCAATGCTGCCGAGGACCCCCCCCGATATCCCCGAGCCTGAGACCGAGGTTAATGTAAAAACGCCCGACGAAGTCCTCGCTATCCCAGACAAAAATTGTGCGTATCCCTGCATATTCCGCGCTGCATCACCCTGCCAACTGCCCAACACCCGACCGGTAACCGTCGCCTCGACGCTGCCACCCGTGGCCGTGCACGCCGCCGACAGCGTCACCGTGGTCCCGGCCACGCTCACTACGGTGGCCCCGGCAGGGATGCCTGCGCCGGATATCGCCAAGCCGGGATAGATGCCGTCGCTGCCGGTGTACGGAGTGGCCAAAGTTCCGCCAGCCGAAAGGTTGTTGACGATGGTGACGTTCGGCGATCCTGACGTGGTATTGACCAGCACGGTGGATTTCGCGCGCCCGGCGCCCGCATCGAGCACTTGCGGGAACCCGCCGCGCCAGTCGTCCAGCTTGATCTGCGTCCCCGCCACGTCACGCGCGCCGCCCGCCGTGCAGCGATACCAGCTCGGTGCCCAGCCGTTGTGGCCAGCCGGGCACAACACGCGCGCCAAGCGCGGATACGTCGCCAGCGAGGCGATCGCCCCGTCCAGGGGCAAACCCAGCGGAAGTCCATCCCCCAACACAGGGATGGTCAGCGACGGCCAATAAATCGGAACACCCGCCTGCATGTCCCGAAACGCCTTGGTCATGTCGATGGACGCCAACGCCGTCTCCAGCACCTCCACCGTCACCGCGCCCAACTGCTCCGGCGTGATGCCGATGCGTCGGGGCCGCAGATCCGTCACGCTGCCGTCGGCCTCGATGCGGGCCACCTTCTCGCAGTAGTGCGGCGTGTTGTGCGGCGCTTCCGCCACGTAGTCCGGGCTGTCTGTGCCGGGGGCCAGGCACAGAGGGGTCACCACCGTGACCACGTCCGAGCCTTGGCCCTGCATGGATACGTCCAACCACACCTCGCACGGGATATCGGAGGGCACCACGGGCGCGGGATCCGGCAACTCCGCACGGATGCCTTCCACGTAGCCGCGCCCGGCCTCGAACAGGTAGGCCCCGCCGGTGTTGGTCAGCAGCCAGCCGTCATCCAGAAACGCGGCGCGCCCGTAGATGTCCCGGTTCGACAGGCGCTCGCGCTCGTCGATGCCCTTCAGGCGCACCGTAAAGTCCAGCTGCCACACCGCCGCCTCGACGGTGATCTGCGTCAGCTCGCGCGCGCCGCTGAACTCCAGCAGGAAGTTGCGGGTCAGGTTGTTGCCCTGGGTGTTGGTGGCCGGGTCGTACCGGCGCTTCTCCAGCCGGGGGAAGGTGGCCACGGCCACCAGCGTGGCGTGCTCGGTGCAGTACAGGCCCTGCCAGTTGAACGAGAACGGCCCCACGTCGCTGCCCAGCAGCGCGGAATACACCACCTGGTTGGGGGCGACAAAGGCCCGGTACTCCTGCGGGATGGAAAACTCGTGCACCACGTGGTCCGTGGGCACGCCCTGGGCGGGGTTGGCGGGCTGGGTGTGATCCTGCCCCGGCACGTCCGCAAAGACGAACCGGTCAATGACAAGAGGGGTGCCTTCCGCCTGCAAGCGGGCGATCAGGGCCTCCCCGGCGGCGGTCAGGGTAACGCTCATGCGTGGGCCTCCGTGGTGTGGTGGCTGTTGTCGAACGCGGCGGCGCGCATGCCCGCCGTGACCAGAGTGAGGGGGTTGCTCACGGCGCACACCGTGGCGTGATCGTCGTCAAAGGCGCAGGCGGCAACGCGCACGGCCTGCGGAATACGGCTGATGAATCGGTAACGGCGACAGGTGCGGCCATACTCCTGCACGATGATTTCCAGCACGTTCTGCTGGTCGGGGAAGGCCGTGTCGTCCACAACCACGCCGATGATGTCCCAATCCTGCCCGGCCACACGCTCTTCAAGCGCCACGCCGCCCAGCTCCAGCCGCTGGAAGATGCGCCCCCAGCCGGCCACACTGCCCGCATCGCGGGCGTTGGCGTAGGCGTGGGCCACGCGCAGGCGGTACAGCCGCTCCGGCTCGCCCTGGTAGGTGGTGACGTTGCGCTGCCAGGCCAGCAGATCCAGCACGGTTGGCGTGCAGGTAAGCGGGTCCAACTGTCTGGCTGGCAGGGCCGCCCATTCCCCCAGGCGCGAGAACCAGCCATGGGCGGCGCTCGCCAGCTTGGAGCACTCCTCCCCGCCCATCCAGAACGGCAGGCTGGGCTGGTCGAGCTGTGGCAGATCACTCATGCCGCGCCCCCAAGGGTGACGGTCAGGCTGCCCAGCACCGGCAGTTGCAGTTGGGCAACAATGTCGGCGCCCACGGCACCGCCCTCGCCGTCGTGGGTGAATTCCACGCTTTGCAGATCCGGCAGGGCCGCATGCAGCTCCTCCGACAGGCGCGAGAACGAAAACCGCGAAAGCGGCAGCGTCCTGGTCATGGTGAAGTCGGCGTTTTCGCGCCACGCGCAGCGCACCCGGTTCTCCACGGCCTGGCGCAGGGCCTCAGCCCGCGCGGCGCTGGACGTGGCCACCGGGTACACCGTCACGGCCAGCGCCACCGGCATGGCCGCGATGGGCATGCACAGCATGTCGTCGCCGTGGCCATGGTTGCCGGAGGCCCGCACGTAGGCGTTGATGGTGTCGATGAACTCCTGCGGAGGGATGCCGCTTTCCACCATCACGTGGCAGTTGGCCGTTCCCGGCCCGCGCGGCCCGTCCTTCTCGAAGTGCAGATAGTCGGTGCGCACCCCCGCAAACTCCGCGATCAGGGCGCGGTACGCCGCGTCGTGGTGGTACTGCCCCACGGCGGCGAACTGGTTGCGCGCCCGCAGCCGTAGCGATTCGTCGTCCTCGGTGTCCGCACCGGGCGATGTCAGCCAGTCGGCCCCGTTGGTCACGCCCGTGATGCCCGGCACCGGCTTGGTGAGGATGGAATAGTAGCCCGGCCCAAGGTTCCACGCGGACCCGGCCAGCTCGGCCCGCACCGGCACGGACAGCGACAACTGCCCGGCGGGGATCACGGCTTCCGCCACGGTGGTCACGCGGTAGGTCACGTCGTTAATGGGGGGCGATTCGACCAGGGTGCCCGCCGGTATGGTCAGGGCGCCGGTGGCGCTGGCCCGCGTGAAGGTGACCACCCCGGTGGCCGTGGCAGCCGCCTTGCGCTTCACGTCCACGCCCCATGCGAACACGTCCAGCCAGACGCCTGCGGCGAACCGCAGGAAGGTGTTGGGCAGGGCATGCTCCACCAGCAGGCCCACCAGCCATTGCGCCGGGGCCGTGACGATGGCCGAAATGAGCCGCCAGAACGGCGACCACGCGCTGTTGTTGGTGATCTGGCTGCCTTCCGCCGTGTTCAGGGCATCCCACTGCTGCTGCATCTCGGCCTGCGTTACCGGCATGCCCGCTTCGCGCAGCATGAGGGTGAACAGTTCACGCGCGGCGTTGGTGATGGCCATCCTCACGCCCCCAATTGCAGCGAGATGCTGCCGTATTTCACGGTGGTGGCCGTCAGCCAGTATTCGCCCAGGGCCGATTCACGAATGACCGTGGTGCCGGGCACGATGCGCTCGTCGTCGTCCACGGCCATGGTGATGCGCACCAGGTTGGTGCTCCGCGCGCGGGCGTCCCGGTTGGCGATGATGTCCACCAGCAGGCCGCTTTCGCGGATCATGTGCTGGATGTCCTGGGCGATGGACGCCCGGCCATCGAGCAGCACGGGCTGCCCGCCGGCGTCGAGCGTCACGTCGTCCTTGGAAATGCGCAGGTCGATGTACTCGGCCATGGTCTACCCCGCCTGAAGGGCCGCCCATTCGTCCAGTTGCCCTGGCGTCATGGGTTGGTCGGCGTTGATGGTCACGCTGCCGATGGTGGTCTGCCGGGTGCGGCCCTTGTTGATCTGGTTGGTGGTGGCTTGCAGCAGCCCACCAGCGGGTATGGCCGGTGTGCGGGCTGCTGCCAGCGAGGAAAGCGGGCCGATGGGTTGCGCCGTGGTCAACGCGGTGGCCGTGCTTTCGATGGCGGATTGCGGCGCGCCTGTGGCGGCCACCTGCACGGCCTTGTCACCACCACCGAAGCCGAGCATGCTCCACACCCCTTCGATGGCCTTGTAGAGCACCCGGAACGGCGCGATGACGGCCAGCACGGTCTCTATCAACGCATTGCCCCACGCGGTGTCACCCAGGGCAGCCTTCAGGTTGTCCCACCATCCCAGCGCGTCACCCAGCACGGCGATCAGCGACAGCACGCCCAGCACCACCCACGTCATGGGGTTGGCCAGCAAGGCCGAATTGAGCAGCCACTGCGCCGCCGTCTGCAAGCCGGTGAGCTTCGTGAGCAGGCCGAAGGTAAACGCCACCAGCTTCAGCGGTCCGCCCAGCGCCATCAGCGCGATGCGGTTCACCGCCACCACTGCGGTAAAGATACCCATCACCGTGGCCAGCGACATGACCACGATAGCCCCGTAGCCCACCCACCGGGCAAGGTTGGGGGCAAGGTCGATCCAGCGGATGAGGGTTTGCAGCACGGCCACCCCCTTCCCCACGATCTCCTCCAGAGGAGGCAGCAGCTTCTGGCCGAAGCTGCCCGCCAGCACGTTGACCGTGCCGCCCAGCCGCCCCCAGACGTCGGTCATCTTGGCGGCCATGCTGGTCACGTTGTCCATGCCCTTGATGTTGGCGATGTTCGCCATGTTGGCCTTCAGCCCGTCCGTATCCATCATCAGCTGCTTGATCAGCGAGACGGCCTCGTCGGACCCGAACGCCTTTTTCAGCTGGTCGCTTTCGGCCACCGACAGGGTGTCCCCGAACTTGCCCCGGATCTTGTCCAGGATGTCGACCATGCCCAGCATGTTTCCCTGGGTGTCGGTGAACTTCAGGCCCAGCTCTTTCTGGGCCGTGCCCACACCGGCAAGAAACGCCTTGTACTTGGTGCCGGATTCGCTGCCCGACATGGTGGCCTGAAGCGTGCCCAAAATGGCCATCTGTTCCGCAGCACTCCGGCCCGCCGCCGTTGCGTTGGCCCCCAGCGCGGTGAACGCTGCGGACATTTCAGGCCCGGACGATTTGAACAGGCCCACGGCGTAGGCCGTTTGCCCGGCGATTTCCTCGACCCACCGCGACTTGCCCATCCCGTCGGCGGTGCGCTTGAAGATCCCGTACATGGTGCCCATGTACGAGGTCATGGTTTCCACGTCGGCTTTGGACGCCTTGGCCAACACACCGGATGCGGTGGTGAACCGGGCTAGTTCCTTGTCCGTCAGCCCATCAATGGCTGACTGGATCTCGTACCCGGCCCGGATGACCTCGGCGGCGCTGCCCCCGTAGGCCATGGCAAACTTCTGCGCCTCGGCCTGCAACACGGCCAAGCCTGTATCCGCCCGGCCAAGGCTGGACACCTCGCCCAGCGCCCGGTTCAGGTCGATGGCCGGGGCCACCATCTGATGAATGGAATAGCCGGTGGCCACCGCGCCCAGCACGCCGTCACGCGCCTGGCCGAACTGGTGGCTGACGCTGCTGGTCAGTTTGTCCAGCGAGGATCGCAGCTGCCCCAGCTTGCCCGATGCCTGGTCCTTCAGCCCGACGGAGAATTCCAACCGCTCCAGCCTGGTGGCCATGCCCTAGCTCCCTACCCGTTGAACGCCTTGGCGATGCCGTTGCACACGGCCACCGCCATCTTTTCCCAATGGTCCCGTTCCAGCCACAGCGCCTCGGCCATGGCCTCCACGTCCACTGCGCGACCGGGGAACCACTTGCGGGACAGCGCGACCAGTTGCGCCGCGCCGTTCTCCGCAAGGGCCACCGCCCGCGCCTCTACTTTCCCACCGTTATCCTGATGTCGGGCATGTACTCTTCAATCAGAGACGCCATGAGCATCACGCCCATGCCGGGCTGTTGCAGCAGTTCCTGCAAGGTCTCCTTGCTCTCCGGGGCCACGGTGCGCATGCACAGGTTCTGCGCCGGACCCACCTTGTTGGTGGGCTGGACCTCGTTGAGGTAGCGGTTGTAGGCTGCAAGGTTCATGTTGAAGGTCAGTTCGCTGCCGTTCACGTCCAGCTTAATGGTCTTGTCCACGGTCCTCTCCTTGTGTCGGTTGCGATTCACGGCGCGCGCCCAGCAACGCGGCCAGAACGTCGGCGATGCGGGTCTGCAGGGCGTCCAGCACGGCCCCGCCCGAATAGGCGGAGACGGATGCACAGGCCACGCGGGCCGTTTCGGGCAGCGAGGTCAGGTCCACCAGAATCAGGTTGGTGACCACCCCGGCGAACAGCGCCACCAGTACGGAGCAGAACCACGCCCACAGGCTGCGCTCTCCGCACTTGGCGGCACGGGCCATGCCACCCGCCACGGACAGCGCAAGCACCAGCCATGTGCTGGCCAGCCATTCCTTGACCTCGGTCATCGGCCCGGCCCCGTGGCGGTATCCGCCGCCCATGCCCGCAGTTCCGCCTTGTCGGCATTGCATCTGTTCACAGCCCCTTCCAGTTGTTTGGCGAACGCGGACAGATCACCGTTGGTCACGCCGCTCCACTCCGGTACCGGCGTTTCCCGCGTCAGCGAGGCCGGGGGCAGCACCCGTTCCGGCACCGGCACGGGCACCCGTTCCACCCTTGCCGAACAGCCGGTGCACGGCAGCAGGCACAGGCACAGCATCCCAAGCGCGAGTAGCTTCATCATTCTGCACCTCTTCCCTGTAGGCGCGCAGTGCCGCCGCCTGTTCCCGTTCCAGCGCCTCCACCTTTCTGTCGCGGCGGATGATGGCGTCGTCCCGTGCCGTGATGTCGCCGCGCAGCAGCGCAATGGTCTGGACGTTGGCCTGCCGCGCCTCTTCCAGGGTGGCCACCGACCGGCGCTCCGTCTCCAGGTCGCCACGCAGATCCTTGATGGTCCCCGCCTGCCACCACAGGGCCAGGCACAGCACGGCTGCCCCGGCCACGATAGCCAGCAGCCGGTTCACGCCAGCCCCTTGGCGCGCCGGATGGCCGCCGCATAGGTGGCCGGGGCATAGTGGTCCGCCCAGCCCCTGCCGTTCTCGTGGTCAACGATGGCGCGCATCAACAGCTCCAGGTTGTTCTTCACGTTGATGGGCGCGCCGGGGGCCACGCCGATGCGGGCCGCCACGTGGGCGATGTAGCCTTCCGTGTCGTTCTCGGTGGCCGGGGCGTAGCGGTTCAGGATCCCCCGCACGGTGTTCAGTCCGCTGCGTTCATACGTCAGCAGCACCTTGGCCAGCGCCCGCAGCCCGTCCTCGTCCCGCACGAAGGTGCAGAAGGCGGAATCGGTCTGCGCCGCCGCCAGCCCTTCCCACGGCGAACCATGCCGCAGGTTGCCGGGGTTGTTGTTGCGCACGCCACGGGGGGGATTGTTCCGGTCGATCATGCTTCCAGCTCCTTCTGGCAGGTGATGCACAGGCGCACGCCGGGCACCGCCGCGCGCCGTGCCTCTGGTATGGGGTCGCCGCATTCCTCGCAGGTGGCCCGGCTTGCCTGCTGCGCGCCGCGCGCGGTGTGCAGGCGGGCCAATGCCTCCTGCCGCAGGATGAACTCGCGCTCGGTGGCGATGTCCGCTGCGTCGGCCATGCTAGTTCTGCGAACCCATCAGCCCTTCCGTGTCCGCCTTGGACAGGTAGGGCACGCCGTTGATGCGAACGAAATCCGGGCTGGTGACCATGTATTTCAGCTTGGTCACGTGCTTCTCGCCGCCCTTCTTGTCGATATCCAGCAACCCCTCGACCTTGAACTTGCAGCCGAAGGCCTCCACCTTCATTTCCTCGCCGTCGCCGGTCTTGGCGTAGAACAGGATGTCGAACACGGGCAGGGCGCGGTACGACCCCGCGTTGTTCGCCGCCTCGCCCAGCAGGCGCACGCCCTGGGCGTCCAGTTCAATCTCGCCGTCGGCCTTCGCGTCGCCGGAAACCCACCCGTTGGGCACGCCGTTGTCCTGTGCCACCTCGGTATTGTCCTCGATGTTCAGCGAGGCCTTGGACACGTTGATGGCCAGCGTGCCGATGGTGATGTCGAAGTTCTTTCCGCTGATGCGCTGCATGTGCTCACCCCCTCTAGGCGTAGTTGGTCAGGTCCAGCAGGATGTTGCAGGTGATGGCCTTGGGGCTGTTGTAGGGGCGCACGGCCATCCAGATTTCCACGGCGTACTTGCTGGGCCAGGTGATGACGATGTCGCCTTCCTTGGGCGGCTCCACCTCGCCGGGGAACACCTGCCCCAGGATCTGGCGCGAGCGGCTCATCTCCCGCAGCGGCGCCGCGAAATACATGGCGGCAGCGGCCATGCTGCCGGGGGTGTTGTTCAGCCGCCGGTCAGCCACGCGGGCAACGGCAAGCGGGTAGACGCGGCGCATGGCCTTCTGCACCACCCGCAGGTTTTCGATGGCCTGGTAGTCGCCGCCGGGCACGTCCAGCACGTTGCCGTCGGTCCAGTAGACGCCGGGGTAGTCCGGGTACCACTGCGGAGCGGAGATCCGTGCCGCGTCAAGCGCCGCGATGACGGACAGGTCCAGGATGCGGCCATTCTTGTCCGTGGGGCGCACGGACCACCCCTCTCCCAGCAGGGGGCCGGTGGCCACGCGCATGGGCGAATCGGCCACGGTGACGGAGCTGTTGCACAGCCGCCCCGCGTAGGTGCCCAGCTCCGGCCCCCAGATGGTGGCCACGGGGTTCACCTGGTCGCAGGCAAGGCCGGTGGTAAGCGGACGGACAGCATCCAGCCAGTCTTCCCACGTCTCGGTGGGCAGCGGCCCCCGGCAACGCGGGATGAAGAACAGCGGGCGCATGTAGCGGGCCATGATTGTTTCGGCCTTGGCCTGCATGGCCTCTATCTCCGTGGGCAGGGTCACGGGATCGGTGATGACGATGGCCTCCACCGTCACCCGCTCCATGGCAAAGTCCACGGCCTCGGCCCAGGTGTCGTCCTCGGCCAGCGGAATGGCGCAGCCGTTCCAGTTCTGCCCGGCGTTCAGCCGGGCGGCGGCCACGTGGGCCTTCAGGTCCGAGTCGGCGCTGCCGAACACCCCGTCCAGATCCGTCTCGGTGTTCAGGGTGATCAGCTTGCCCTCGTTGGTGCCCGCGCCACGCCCGACGAACAGGAAGAAGTTCTCCACTTCCTCCAGCGGGCCCTGGATCAGGTTCAGGTTGTTTACCTGCACGCTTCCGAGCATGGATGTCTCCTATCTGGGCACGCTGCCCAGCACGTTTTTCGCCAGCCGTTCGCACATCTTGTCCGCTTCGGCGGCAGTCACGCCCAGCGCGGCGCGCTCAGGCACGGTATCGCGCCAATCCTGCACCCCCTTGGGCTTGCCGGTGCGCATCAACCGCAGCACCAGGCCCGCCTGCCCGAGGGTGAAATGCTTCTCCAGCCACATCACGGACACGCGCCGCGTTGCCCTGCCGCCGCCCTTGCCGGGCACCGGCAGGCGGAATCCTTCCCGCAGCAGCGCCTTGGCCTGCCTGCGGGTGCAGCGGGCCTTGTAATCCGGCACGCCGTAGGCCCGCGCCGCGCGCTGCGGCCCCCAATCCTCGCCCACGCCGTGCTGGTGCCGGTAGGCAATCCGAGCATCGCGAGGGTTCTTCCACGAAACAACCACCCCGCCATCCGGCCCGCGCGGAATGATGGCCAGCGTCCTTGCCAGCCCGGCAAGCATGGCCCGCTTGTCCCGCTTGTCACGGCGCGGCGCGAAGGGCGCGCCTTCCACCGTCTCCTGCTTGCGGATGTTGCGCCGCGTCTGTGTGCGCACATACCCGGCAAGGCGGCGGGCATGCTTGCGGCGGTCGCGGATCTCGCCGCCCAGGGCGTCGAGCTGCGTATCCAGACGGGCCGACCGGCTATGGTCGGCAGAAACGGAAAAGCTAACCCGCATCGTCACCCCCGCGCCGTGCGCCAAAGGTGAACGAATTCGCAGCCACGATCTCCGGCGCGGCCACGCTCCAGCGCCTGCCGTTGAAGGGGACGGGGCCTGCCGGATCTTCCGCCACGGTGATGCGTTCCTCGAACTCCACGGCCAGCTCCACGTCGCAGGTGCGGGCATCGTTGATGTCCACGTCCAACTCCGGCTCGGCCAGCCCGTCGCGGTCGCCGTCATGGTCGGCCAGCCATCCAAGCACGATGGCCATCAGCGTGGGGCCGTCGCCCGCGTAGCGTTCCAGCCGGATCACCGCGTCGTACTTCCACACGCCCACCTCCAATTGAGCGCGGCCATCGGGCGTCATGCCCAGGTCGCGCCCGGTGGGCTGCAACTCGCCCTTGTCCGCAAAGGCGTGCAGTTGCTCGCGCGGAAGGCGGGTGGTGGTCAGCAGGTGGTCGACGAGGGATGAAATCTTGCGCATGCCCGCCTCACACCAGATCCGCGTCGATGCGCCCGCGCCCGCGCAGATCGGCTATGGCGTCGTGCGCCCAAGCAAAAAAGCGGTCGGCCACGTCCGGACCTTCCTTGGCGTCCTCGCGGGCGGCCTCGCGCCGCTCCACGGTGGCGAACTGGCCCAGCAGCAACGCCTTGGCGTGGCAGAACACCGCCCGCTTGAAGAGCCTCGTTGCCTCGCCGGTCAGACCGTACACAGGCACGGCGTCAAGGCTGGCGAACCCCGCCGCCGCCTGCTCCGTGCGCCACGCCCGCAACTGGCGCACGGCCCACAGCCGGGCCAGGCCAAGGTGGTCTTCCACCAGCGCCTCCGCGTATTCGGCGGGCAGCCGGTACACGCGCTGGAACTCACCTACGGACAGATCCGGATACCAGCCGTCGCCCGGCAGGATGACGGTTGAGGTGTGGTCAGTGAGGGCGCTGAAGCTCATGGTGCAGCCTTGGGTGTTGGGGGCGGACCCGGACGTTCAGTCACCGGCACCCTGTGCCGTGCTTGTGTCCGGGCCGCCCCGGCTGGGTGGAGGAGTATCTAGCCCGCCCCGCCGCCCGCCAGTTCTTCGGGGGCGGCATCGGGTACGGGCGCATTGCTTTCTTCAGTGCCGGGCGCGGGCTGCCCGCCCTCGCGGGTCAGCCGCTTGCGCACGCCGTCCAGCGCGGTCTTCACCTTGGCGCCCAGATCCAGCGCGCGGGCCAGTTCACGTTCCGCCGTGGGCAGGTCGCCGCCCTGCTCGGCCCGCAGGCCGAACAGCCGATGGAAGCCCGAGCGCACCTTGTCCGGCACCTCGCCGCCGGGTTCCACCAGCGCCTGCGCCTGCGACAGGTACGGCTCGAAGTCGTGCCCGGCGTCGTGCTGACGCTCGGCCCAGGCAACCACGGCGGACGCCACGAACAGCGGCACGCTGGCGCGGAAGCGCTCCGGCAGCGGAAGGCCCTGCCCCATGGCCCACGCGGCCACGCGCAGGCCCTCTTCCATGCAGCCCGCGTCCAGGCACCACACCAGGTAGTAGCCAAGCAGTTCGTGCCGCTGGCCGTCGGCCATCAGGCGCGCCGCATAGTCGCGGTACTTGGGGATGAGGGTGTCGCGCTTCAGATCGATCTTGCGTTCGACGGAAGCGATGGACGACAGCGCCGCCAGATCCTCGGACAGCGAGGCGGAAAGGAAAGTGCCCAGCTGGCTGCCGCCCAGCAGGCCACGGGGCGCGGCGGGCATGCTGCCCAGCACCACGGCCCCTACCCCTATCCGCTCGCCCGGCGCGTCATTGCCCACGGGAACCACGCGCACGGCCTGCTGGTGCTTGCGCATCAGGCTCATGGCTAGGCCCACCCGTCCGAGCCGTCGGGCAGCTTCACGTTGTCGAACTCCACGGCCACGAAGCGTTCGGGCGTTTCCACCACGTAGCCCTCGTTGCGGCTGTTGTAGTCCTCCACGCGGTCCTTCTTGGGATTGTCTTCCACCTTGCGACGCCACGAGCCGTTCTGCAGGTAGACGGAAAGGTTGTCGTAGCTGGTGACCACAAGGCCACGACCGGGGAAGTTGCTAGGGGTGTCCCACGCCAGCCCGCCAAAGGTGGTCAGCGCGTTGCCCAGCAGGGCCTTTTCCGTGGGCTTGCCGCCCACCACGGCGAACAGCGCGGCCTTTTCCTGCGCGATGAGGTCGGTGCCGATCAGCGCAACCAGGTTCTGGCGCATGTAGGTGGGGATGCCCTGCAGCAGGTCGTGCACGGCAATGTCCAGGTTGGCCCAGTCGCCGCCCGCGCCGATGCGGATTTCACCGGCGGTCGCGCCGCCGCTCAGGATGTTGCCGGGCAGGTTTTCGCGCATGTACTGCATCCAGCCCTTGTTCACGTCCTGCATCAGCGGAAAAGCGGAAAGGTCGGTGTCGGCGGCAGCCGCGCGGCCATGCCAGCCCACCAGTTCGCGGTCGTTGGCCATGCGCTCCTGCACGTAGCGGGAATAGCGGTCGCCCATGTCGGGGAACTTGGCCCACGCATCCATGGTGGCGTAGCGCATGTAGACGTCGGTGTTGGTCTGGGCCAGCTTGTAGCGGTACGGCTTCAGGCCCAGCACGTTGCGGGGCGTGCGTTCCTTGTCGGCGCTGGTGTCCGTGCGGCCCGAAACGGGGCCGGTGGCCGAGCCGAGCAGGGTTTCGCCTTCCAGGTCATCCACGGGGATGGTGTTGATCTTGGGCAGGAAGGTGGACCGCTCCACGATGGCGTCCTGCAGGCGCTGTTCGACGGTGGGCGCAACCGAAAACTGCTGGCGCACGCTGGGCATGCCGTAGGTGGCGGCCATGCGGTCGCACAGGGTGTTGAACTTCTTGCGGGTACTTTCGCGCATGTGGGTTCCTCCCGCCCCTACAGGAGGGGGGCGTTGTCGTCCGCCGGGCCTTCGGTGGGGGGCACCGGCGTGCCGGACTTGGCGGCCTCGAACCGGGCGGCAATGCCGTTCACCTGCGCGCCCAGCTTGGTGATGGCGTCCGTCACCGCCGCGAACTTGGCGTCCATCGATTCGGCGGGGGCATCCGCCGGAGCGGCAACCGGGGCCGCCGGAGCGGCAGGGGCGGCGGGCTGCGCCGGGGCAGCCGGACTGGCCGTGAAGGTGGCCACGGTGGCCTTGATCTCGGTAACGGTGGTGGCAAGGGCGTCGATCTTGCCCTGCATCTCCGCGTACTGCTGTGCGTCCATGGGCTCCTCGCGTTGGGTGGCGTTGGGGGTGAACAACTGGAAAAGCCGGGCCACCCACGAGGGTTCCCGGTCTTCTGCTTCTGCGGGCAGGACGCATTCCACGTTGGACAGGAACTGGCTGCCCGGCGTGTTGCGACGGGCGGAGAACTTCAGCTCGCTGGTGGCCAGCGATGCGGGCGAATCGGTAATGCCCAGCCCCACAAGGTAGGCCCGGCCCGTGCCCGCGAAGTTGTCGTCGATCTCCATGGAGAAAAAGAGCCGCTGCCCGTACTGGTTGCCCATCAGGTAGCTGGCGTTGGGCTGAAGCCGCGCGTGCAGGCTGACCACGCCGCCCTCTTCTTCGGCCTTCAGCTCCAGAACCTTGCCGTAGTTCTGAAAGCGGAAGTGGTCCGGCCAGATCAGCGCGGTGTACAGGTCGGGGCTGTAGGATTCCGCCGCCTGCAACAGCCACGCGGCGTCGATGGTCCGCCCGTCCACTGTGGGACCGGACTGGCCTATCCTGACGAAATCTGTGGTGAGGGTGGGCTTGCTCATGCGTGGCATGTAGGCACAGCACGCAAGGCAAGGTCAAAGACACGGCGTCCGATTTTGGCAAAATCGGATTTGTGGTGCGTTTGCGGTTGCCGCAACAGTGCTATTGCAGCACGATGGAGACCATTGCAGACGGCGGGAATGCGCAGGAAGCCCGGCAGGGCGTGCGCCAGTACCCGGACGAGATACGGCAGGCCGCGCGGGGCATGTACCTGCGGCGCTACACCGTGGCGGACATTTCCGACGCGCTGGGCGTGCCGCGCCGCACCGTCTACCACTGGAGCACGGTGGGCGAATGGGACGCCCTGCTCACGCACGAGACGGCGGAAGAAGCCGTTACCCGCCGCCTCACCCTGCTGGCCGAGCGCGACCCCAAGACGCCCGGCGAGCTGCGCGAGGTGGATCTGCTGGTGGGCACACTGGAGCGGTTGCAGGCCCTGCGCACCAAAGAGGTGGCCCTGGCGCGCCAGCGTGGATTGGGGCAGGACAACGCCCACCTCGGCCCGGCCCCCCGGCCGGACGACGCCCCCGGCGAGTACGCCGCGGACTCCCCTTCCGCCGCGCCCCGCGCCGCCCGCCCCCGCCGGGGCAAGCCCATCAAGCCCATCAAGAACGACGTCACAGCCCTGACGCCGCAGCTGTTCGCGGACAAGTTCCACCGCCGGTACTTCGCCTACCAGCACGCCCTGCGCGCGGCCAAGCAGCACCGCAACCGGCAGTTGCTGAAGGCCCGGCAGATAGGGGCCACGTGGTACTTCGCGCAGGAGGCCTTCGAGGATGCCTGCCTGACCGGCGACAACCAGCTCTTCCTTTCCGCCACCAAGGCGCAGTCGCAGGTCTTCCGCAACTACATCGTGCAGGCGGCGGGCGAAGCCTTCGACATCACCCTTTCCGGCAACCCGCTGATACTGCACACCCGCTACGGCAAGGCCGAGCTGCACTTTCTGTCCAACAACTCGCGCAGCGCGCAGAGCTACCACGGGCACGTCTACATCGACGAGTTCTTCTGGATCACCAAGTTCCGCGAGCTGTACAAGGTGGCCACCGGCATGGCCGCGCACAAGAAGTGGCGGCGCACGCTGTTTTCCACGCCATCGGCCATCACCCACGACGCCTACCCGCTGTGGACGGGCGAAGCCTTTCAGAAGCGGTTCGCCAAGCCCAAGCCGTGGCCGGACGCCGCCGCCCTGCGCGCCGGGTTTCTGTGCCCGGACACATACTGGCGCAACATCATCACGCTGGCCGACGCGGAGGCGGGCGGCTGCGACCTGTTCGACGTGGCCCAGCTGCGGCTGGAATACACGCCGGACGAATTCCGCCAACTGTTCGACTGCGAGTTCATAGACGACACGCAGGGCGTGTTCCGCCTGGCGCTGCTGGAACGCTGCATGACAGACCCGGCGGACTGGCCGGACTACGCCCCCGGCGCGCCCCGCCCCGTGGGCAACCACCCGGTGTGGGGCGGGTACGACCCCAGCCGCTCGCGCGACGACGCATCATTCGTGGTGCTGCAACCACCCCTGAAGCCGGGCGGCGTGATCCGCTGCGTGGAGCGGCACAAGTGGGTGGGCAAGAGCTACCTGTGGCAGGCGGAACGCATCCGCGAGCTGGCGGAAAAGTACCGCTTCGCGCATCTGGGCATAGACACCACCGGCCCCGGCATCGGCGTGTACGAGCACGTGCGCCAGTTCTGCCCGGTGGCCGCGCCCATCAACTACGCCGTGGCCAGCAAGGCCGCGCTGGTACTGAAGGCCCGCGAGGTGATCGAGGAGCAGCGGCTGGAATGGGACGCGGCGGAAACGGACATCGCCCACGCCTTTCTGACCATTCGGCAGACCACCACCGACAAGGGACAGATTACCTACGCCGCCGGGCGCACGCCCACCACCGGGCATGCCGACGTGGCGTGGGCCATCATGCACGCGCTGGCGGCGGAACCGCTGGCGCGCCAGACCGGGCACGGGGGCTGCACCGTGGTCATAGGCGCATAGCGCAAACAGGAGGGATACATGGCCAGGGCCAGAACGAAAAAGCACGCCAGCACCACCCGGCCCGGGCCGGGGGCCGACGCCGGGGCGATCATCAACGATGCCCTGCGCGGGGTGCAGGCCTTCACCTTTGGCGACCCGGAACCGGCGCTGGCCGGGGCGGTGTACGACCACCTTGGGGTATGGCTGCTGGACAACGGCAGCTACTACCAGCCGCCGGTGCCCCTGCGCGGGCTGGCCCGGCTGCTGCGGGCCAACGCCTACCACGGCCCCCTGCTGGAATTCAAAACCAACGTGGTTCTGCGCGGCTTTGTGCCCACGGCGGCGCTGCCCCGCCGAGCCATGCACGCCATGACCACCGACTACCTGGTGTTCGCCAACGGGTACCTGCAGAAAATCCGCAACTGGTACGGAGAGGTGGTGGAACTGCGCCACCTGCCCGCCATCAACATGCGCCGCATGAAGCAAGACGAATGCTACGGCCTGCTGACCCTGACCGGGCAGATCCACCGCTTTGCCCCCGGCGAGGTGGTGCATATTCGCAACTACGACGTCAGCCAGACCATTTACGGCCTGCCATCCTACCTGGGGGCCATTCAGTCCATGCTGCTGAACGAGGACGCCACCCTGTTCCGCCGCCGGTACTACCGCAACGGCGCGCACATGGGCTACGTGTTCTATTCTTCCTCCAGCTCGCTGGAGGCGGACGACCGCGACCGCATCCGCGCCGCCATAGAGGGCAGCAAGGGCATAGGCAACTTTCGCAACATGTTCCTGCACATACCCAACGGGCGCGAGAAGGACGTGCAGATACTGCCGGTGGGTGACTTCAGCACGCGGGACGAACTGGAGAAGATCAAGAACATCAGCCGCGACGACATCATTGCCGCGCACCGCATACCCCCGGCCATGGCCAGCATCATTCCCAACAACACCGGCGGTTTTGGCGACATAACCAAGATAGACGCGGTGTACGAGAAGAATGAGATAACCCCGGTGCGCGAGCTGCTGCTGGAAGTGAACGAGCACCTGCCGCCCGCCGCCCGCGTGGGCTTTGCCCCGCAAACGGAAAACCCGCCGGTGGCCTGACCACCGGCGGGTGAAACGCATAGGACTTGCTGCCCGATTGACAGCAACGCCCCCTTGTCATTGTGTTTGTGCAGGAGGATGAACACCATGCGCATAATCTGCGACAAGTGCCACGGCAAGGCCCGCATTACCACCCGCCGGGAGATAACCCCCCGCTTCACCAAGCTGTACTGCGTGTGCAACAACGCCGAATGCGGTCACAGCTTCGTCATGCATCTGGAGTTTGCGCACACCCTGTCGCCGTCGGGGCTGGAGTGCTCGAATATGACTTTGGAGGATAGTAGACAATTCGAAGAAAGATTGCATGCGCTCAAGACACTATATTGAGATTACAACAATAAAAACATACACAGCATAGGCCATAGAAAACACATTGTATAATGACACATTACATTAGAATGCCACACCATAAATGCTATTTCACCTAAAATACAATCTAAACATCAACCTTTGATGCCCGCAGAAACAGTTCCACAAAGCCATCGCCCAGAAAACCAAACATCGACAACAGACAACAAATAGAAAAGCAAGCAAAAACCAACCAATAAGTACGCCACTAGCGCCCAACCCTAGCGCCTTGACCCTCTCCCCATCAAATTATAGCATGGCAAGAGGATTACAGATTAACCAATAGCACGGGCTTACCCCATAGGATGAAAAATGAACACAGGCACGATGCGATCCATAGTAATAATGGTGAGCGAAGGAAAAATCCTGGAGCGCCTCTCAAAAATTCCAGGATGGAACCTTGAAAGACTTGGAATACCAAACGCACACGAATACTGCCTAGCGCAACGTGAAGTAAAAATTGCATTACGCTTTCCCGCAGAAAACGTAGCATGCACATCAAACATACTTCCCTATGATGCCTCTGATCACAACCGCGCAAACGACTTCCTGAGTAAACTTCATGAAGCTTTGATTGCCAGTAAAATTGAATGCTACATCACAGCGCCCGCCAACAACATGATAATATAGTACAATCATTCACACATTTGCAACCAAACGAATCGCAAGGCAAAGGTTTGAGGTCTGGATAAACAGAAGCACTTGCCGCCCTCCCTCACCAACACAACGCCCCCGACATCAAGCGATGTCGGGGGCGTTCGTTATGGGGTGATCTTCAGGGACGGGCTAGGAGGGGCGTCCGCAGGCCCACGGCGGGCCGTCGCCCTGCCCTGCCCCCGTACCGCCGCGCGCAGGGGCGCTGGCGGCTGCGCAGGGGGTGTCGTCCAGCGCCTGGCCGCAGTGTTGCAGGTCTTCGCCCAGCAGGGCCAGAATCAGCGCGAGGCCGCCGTGTTCTTCCGGCAGGCGGGCGGCGATGGTGCGCAGCGCCGCCGCGTGGCTGTAGATGCGTCCAATGGGGTCAACGTCCATGGTGTGTCTCCTCCTGCACGAGGGCGGCATGCATGCGCGCCACATCGCCCGACAGCCAGGCAAGCTGGCGTTGGAGGTTCTGCAACACACTGGCGGACTGGTGGCGGCGCTGCTGGCTGTGCAGCACGCGGCGAAGGCCCGACGCCGCGCCCGACACCTCGGCTTGCAGGTCCGCGAGATCCTGTTGCAGGCGGTCCAGCCCGGAGACGACGGCAAAGGCGTCCTTGTAGCGTGGGTTCCTGTGGGCGTTCATGCTGCCGCCTCCACAGGGGTTGAGGTTTCAGGACGCGCGGATGCCGTGGTCCCCCTGTGGCCGGTTTGCGCGAACGGAGAACCTACATCAGACAATGCGTCTTGGGCAACGGATGGCGCAAGGCTGGCTGCGGCATCGGCCACCGCCTCGCACGCGGAGACGGAAAGCCGGGCCGCCTGCTGCGAAAGCGCCGCCGCACGATGGGCCAGCCAGTCCACGGCCAGGCGCTCCGGCCCGGACAGGAAGGCCACGTGCGCACCCACGGAGCGCGACAGCCCCAGCAGACGCACGGACACCACCTGCAACGCCAAGGGGACCAGCGCGGGTGCTCCGGACGGATCGCCGGACAGGTTGCCGGGCAGGCCGCCGGTGGGGTCGCCATCAGGGCCACCGTCCAGATCGGGCAGCGATTCGTGCAGCAGCTCGTCCAGCTCGGCAAGGTCGCCCTGGGCGGCGCACAAGGCAAGACGCACGGAAAGGTGGACGCATTCGGCGGGCAGCGCGAACTGGGCACCCAGTTCGGCCACGGCCTCGGCCAGCAGGTGGCCGCGCTCTACGATGAACGCGGACAAGGTGGGGGTGGGATGCATAGAGGCTCCTAGGAATATGAGTATTGGCAGCCTCCGAAAAAAAGAGACTGCCGGGAGCTACTCACCGTCCTAGGGCGGCGGGCGTATTCCCCCGAAGGGTATTGTATTAGCCACACTCCCGGCAGAAATATACGTGGAGAGGATGCGCCGGGGAATGCACGACAACGCCAGAAAGAACACCGGCGAAGGGCGCACCAAGGGCGCAAAAAAAACCACGGCTGACGGGCGTGATGGCCGCCTAGGAATAACAGGAGTGAGTAGCTCCTGTAGGCTGACTTGGCCTAGATGCGGCGGGAAGTCAAGCGAGAGAACAGACAGCCACAGCTATGAGAACTAACCAGAGCGTGTGGCATTACTCATAGTTGGCGGAGGAGCAGATGGTACAGAGCTAGGGCTTTCAACTCCACGTGAATTCATTTTATAATCAATCGCCCCAGAATCATTCATATAAAACGCAACAACCAAAGCGACGACAACAGAACCAATCAACATCGCCATCTTCAAATCAATAAGATTGCGCCCATTTACGACATTAGACACAACAGCAACAAGAACTATGACCACAAAAGACATCATAGAAATAACAAGACAAGCCCCCAAAACAGTCTTCATATTAGACGCTATTGTCGCGCTTGATATCAAAAGCGCAAGCAATGCAGAAAAAACACCAAGCACTTCAACATGCCGCATAGGCATCTTTTCCACATCATTCTTTATTTTCTCAGACTGCTGAATACTCCCCTCAACATCCTTTTTCAACTTGGCCAGCTCAGCATTTGTCTGCTTCATGTACCGCCTAAAAAATCTAAAATCGCCCTGCAATTCCTCGAATTTATTATAACTTACGTCGTCCTCACCACCAGCAGATCGCACTCTCTCTCGCCCAGCCCGCCAATCCCCAGTGCTCTCGGCTGTCGTAGCTTCAGAATACCTTTTCACACCAGCACTATTCGCAGCATTAACGCCAGACGCGCCCTTTTCCTCTTCTGCAGCAGCATCACCCTCAGGCTTATTAAAGTAATAGTAAAACATATTACCCTCCAAAAACATTACCATTACCAATTAATACAAATGACCTATCTACAAACTCAATCACATCTGAAGCAGCGAACTCATGCTGCACCTCTGGCAGAGTATTGATATCAACATTCACGTAGAAGCCACTCTTTCCAGCATGCTCGCCACTCACAATCTCACGTATAAAATTAATATTATAAATCCTTGCGCCACAATCAAAACCCTGTCTAACATTAAACCTCAAAGCAAGCTCATGAACTGCACTCGGAGTAACACCAGGAACCCATGAAACGACATTCCCAGCGACATCGCTCATAGCTTTCTCAACAAACAAGCTACGTACAACACCAACCCGGAAGACTCCACGACAAGAAATCGCTTCAAAAATACGCAGCAAAACACCCCTCACCCCCACAACGCCTACGCCATACAAGTCAATCCTGCTTCGCGCCACAGATATTCTTACTTGCTCAGCCAAAAAAACTTCGAGCCTCGGGACCTCACGGGGGACACCTGGCATTGCGTCAAGCCGACCATCTAGATTATAAGACTCTATAGAATTCCCAAAAATACGTTTAAGCTCACCATACAAATCATCAAATCTGCCATTATAGTCAACAAACAATGCGACTTGGCAAGACACATCTATCATCTGCACAACTCCTTCACAGTTACAATATAAAACAACACGCCATCGCACGCCCATTCCAACCGCGAGCCCCTACGTGCTTACAGGAAATCTCCCCCCCCCTCAACGCCCGTACCGCTCACGAGGTGCGGGCCGCTTTCTTCCGTATCACGGCCCTGCCTCTTCCGCTTAGACCGCCACACCGAAGGGTGAGCACTAAAAACGCACACCAAAAGTTACCCTCCATACGCCAAAACCTCTTCCCGCCCTTCCGGGCACGCCATATCCAACTCACCCAAGTGGCGGTAATGCTGAAAGCGCTTCCCGCTCCGCTTGCAGGTAACGCACCGCCGCCCATCCTGACCGCTGGATGCCGAGCAACACAACACGCCATCCAGCCCGGCCACGGCGGCCCGCAATACCTGTTGCACCTGCGCCGGAGACATCGGCTCTTGCCGGGCGCGGATCGACGCAAGCCCGGCCAACGAACACAGCCCATGACATAGCGCCTGATCTGCCCGCACCAGCTCGCTGTGCAGGCGCATGCGCTTGGCGGCCTCGTTGCCCAGGTTCTGCAGCAGGGTTTCGGTCACCGGATGCAGCTCGTCCTCCTGCGTCACGCTACCCAGCAGACACTGCATCTCCTCGTAGCTGAACACCCGGTCGCCCCCAAGCCAGACCCACACGATGTAATCCAGCTGGTACAGCATCTCGTCGGCCAACCGGCGAATGTCCCGCCGCCGCTCCTGCTGCTCCAACACCATGTCGATCAGCAGAATGGTCATCGCCACTCCGCACAGTTCGGTCACCAGCCCGGACGCATACCCAGCCCACGTGCCGTCCGCCTCGCCCGTGAACACGTAGCACTGCAACAGCCCGAAAAAGACCGCCAGCAGAAACATGCCCACGGCGGCCCTGGTCTTGAACTCCAGCCGCAGCCCCCAACGCCGCTTGCGGCAATCGGAAATATCTCTGACCACAAGCCCCCTCCCTTGCTAGGAAAGCGCCTTTTCCGACTCCACCAAAAACACAATGGCGGACGCAGCCATGTGCAGGACATAGGCCGCGATATGCGCGGGCACTTCCACCGGCTCCGCCCCTTGTCCATGCCCAGCAAGCCTGTTCCGACCGGTTGGCACACCACCCTCAAGCAGCGCCCGCAAAGCACCCATATGCGCCTGCCAAAATTCAGGAATCAGCATCTGCTCAAAGCAGACTTCCAGCAAATTCTTGCACGTACCCCGAGGAGGATACACCCAGCCACGCCTGTCACAAATCACCTTCAGCACACTTTCCATGGCTTTCAACGCGGAAACCATGGCCTCCTTGTTTCTGCTACTCCGAAAGTGCGCATGCGCTTCCAAAAATTCATCTTGCGCCCCATCGTACCCTGCTGAATTAAGCAATAGCATCGCAGGCTTGACAACTTCAGAATGCATAAACCGAGAATCAACACGAATAATCTCCCCATCAACATACTCATAACCCATTAAATTATCTTTAAGTCGCGCATTCATGCGACACACAGCACTACGCGCATAACCAATATTTTGAATGACAATATTGCAATTCCCCCCCACATCGTCACACACAATACAAGCAAACTCAACGACATCAAGTATCTTATTGATGTTTTTGTTATAATGAACAAAGTAGCACAATTGATCATACGCATTTGCAACTCTAGGTGTTAAATATTTAACACCGTACTCTTCGCACATCTCTTGCACAATAATTTTATAGAAATTATCATCACTAATATAATTAAGAATCACACCATCGTAAAACGCTCCATCTATTATTTGCATTAATTGTATTTTGAATTTTTCTGGAATATAATCGTACTGATAGACATCCTCACCATCAAGAACATTCTGCTTTGCACGACGCGAATAAAGTTCATAAAAAACCATCACTGCCTCCTCATTGCCAAGCTTGGCAAATCACATCCTTTCCCCACTAAATTACCCCAACCCCATGACGGGAACAACACCCACTCGCAAGGCCGCCTGTCCAAGACACAAGCAAGCATCAAGGCACACGCACAACCTTTACCCCAACAGCAAGCAGCACGCGCCCCCACAAGATACGCCCCCCCATCCCGAGCAGCGCACCCACCTTCACCCCGTCGCCGGGCGCGATAAAATCGGCCCCATGATCCGCGACAACTCGAAACTCTTCGACCCCCTCGCCTAGCTGCTGACCAACGGGTGCAAGCCAGAGATCCTGCGCGACGCGGATGGCCGCCCGCGCCGCCTGCTGCTGCACCACGACCGGCGCGGCGCGCCAGCGCCCGAACGCGTGGCCCGCGCCACCATGATAGCCGAACGGTTCAAGCACCTGATCCTGCTGCAACTGGACGTGAAAAAAGGCGAGCGCCCGCGCTCCGTGCGCTGGCTGCTCGCCCATGGCCTGGTTGAGCTGAAGGGGGGCCGGTACAGAAGGCCGGGGTAAACGTAACCCCTAGCGCCGCCGAATTTTCAGCCTGTAGCGCCCCCACCGGCCGTAGACATCCTGTGGAACACCCTGCGGACCATACTCCGAAAAAGCCATCATACTTTTCTTCAAAACAAAAGGATCAATCTCCGTTTTTCGCCCTACCACGGGAAACGCGTCACAACGATATCCTTCATTCTCAAGAATCATCCTGGCCGCATCAAGATTAAATATCCCTTCACCGAAGTATTCATATCTACTCTCATCGTAACTCCACAACAAAGGCCCATTTTCCTCAAACCACTCAATGGTCTCATCGTCAAACAATGAATGCTGTATTGTTGCTCGCGTTAAAACATTTGCCACTTCCATCCTACCCATTGAGCAAAAATACAAAGCCCTCGCCTTTAGTATATCTAGCTCATCATGCAACGACTTAAGGCTTAATACGAAGGCGTCCATCTTATCGCGCAGATCCTGCTTTCTTCTCTTTCGCGCTTCCTTATCGCCCACGCGCACCTCCTAAAAAAGCAAACCTATCGCCCACTCTTACAATGCGTATTTCCCCTTGAATTTACCTATCCAGTCACCATGCCGTCCAGAATCTTCGATCTTCTGGACAAGCGCCTGGATCGTCACCCGGCCAACGCAGCGACGCAGCCCATCCGGCAGCGACTCCACCAGCAGCGGCCAAAGCCCACGCTGAGCCTCGCCATTCTCGCCATCCCTCACGAAGGCAGGATTGCGCGCGTCATGCAACAGGACAAACATCCCCTGCTCCCAAATGGCAAACAACAGTTCACGGAAGAACTGATAGTAATTGGCAAACGGGCAAATGGGCCCCCTGAACATGGGCATCTCCCAAAGGCCACAGACATGGGCTTGCAACCAATAGTCCCTGTCGATGTGGTGAAGATAACAGCCACCAAGCCTATCGAACGCGGGCGTTCTCCCCTCACAATCGCCATTCTTGAAAACCGAACACCCACCGAACTCCGATTCCGACAACTTCACCTCAATGAACACATTCCTCGCTTCACCCAGAAAGGCGACATCGAAGGAGGTCGGCTGCCCGCTGTCTTCGTTAAATACAGCGCGGTCCTCGAACTCAAAGACCGCGCTGTCAGCCGTAATGCCTTCCGGCCAGACAAGGCCGGACTCTGCAAACGCTTCCCTCAGCGGAGCAAGGTCATTACGGACAAGCAGCGGACCAATGAGATTAAAGGTAAGGGCCTGACTGCTCAGGCCATGATGCACGTACTTGTGCAGGGGAAACATTTTGCGTTTCTTGAGCGCCATCCTACGCGACCCCACCACATACTCGACCACCTCGTGACAAATAACATTGTGCATCCAATCGTCCCTGGTGGCGAGACAGTAGGGCATTCTGGTATTTTGGGGATCCCCCAGACATTCAAACCAGGCAGCCGCTGCGACCTGCAGATCTGCCTTGAACTTTGAGCATCGTTTGTAGGGCCATTCCTGCGAGAGAGCCCGACTATTTTTCCCCGCCATTTTCCTCTCTCATTCAATTCTTACTCACCCACTACAAGAAAACACCAAATCCTTCCCCACAAAACAAACACAAGAACACACCGTTATTCTTTTGCCTTTTTCCGCGCATCATCAAATGGCTTAATTTGCATTTTATATATTTTATCAGCTACTTCGCCACACTGCTCAATTAAAGAATCAACACCGCCAGATGTATTTACATATATTAACGGCCTTAAATATGGACGCGGATTACTTCTATCAACAAGATATTCTCGCAACTCAGGGTTCTTCTTCGAAAAATACCCAAGCTGGTAGTACGACATAGACGAAACAACAGTCGAAACATACCCACTCATCACTTCACCAATCACCAATGGCATGATCATTGTTTCAATCCGTATAAAGTGATAATCTTCAGCATCAACATATACAGTCTTGGAATATTTATTCATGGTCTTTTTCATTGCATCTTCGCAATCAGAACCCACGTCTCTATTCATTGAATTTGTAACAAAAGCAACAGAATATGGATCATCTTTAGCAAAACACAATGTCGCAGCCATTAAAACAATGAGAATAGCTCCTATAACTTTAAACATAAAACCTCCTTATTCTTCCATTTCAAGTCATTAAGTATTCTATAGATGGATTATAGCGCAATATTCACGCCCCACGCGCATCCGCGCAGCCGAAACATCTAGCCGAGCTTAATGCCCATAGATACCCGAATATCCGTCGCGTTCAAATGAGATATTTCCTACGCTGGGGGGCTCTCATTTCCGCGTGCCTCCAAACCGTCAGCCATAGTCGAACGTAAAAAAGCAAGCGCCCGCGCTCCGCTCGCTGGCTGCTCGCCCATGGCCTGGTTGAGCTGAAGGGCGGGGTAGGCGCTGACCACTCAGCCCAGCCCCAGGCCCCCTCCGGAACTCGGTTCAGAGCGTTCAATGCAACAGCAAACGCACTCAAAACATCAATATTACAGTACTTTCCACTGAACTCCCCACTTCACCTCCAGCTATAGGTGACAAGTAAAATCAGCATGTTATGCAGGTTCACCGGTGTTCAGATGGGGTTCAAAACTGGGGTTCAGTGTGAACCATTTTTGAACTCGGCGAGGATGCGAGAGAGGTTCACTCTCGTACACAATAAAATTATATAGTTATGGTTAATAATTTAATCTTTGAACCTGCTGAACCCCCAAGCGATGCCACCCTTGCGCTGGAAAACGCCTTTTCGCGCGCGACGCGCACGCATGCGCACGCAACGCGCGTATACATATGATTACAGCCTGTTAAACAAAAACCCCGCCACCCATCGGGGTAGCGGGGCCTTGTGGCGGTGTACGGATCAGGATCAACCATCTACGGACACAGGGCCAACATCCCCCCGCGCGAACACCCAGCACTTGAACGTCTTCCTGTAATGCCGGGAATGAACGCAGTGATTCGCCGCCACCAGCACATGACTCTGGCTTGCCCGCAGGGCCTCCTTCAGTTCGGCGCTGTCGAAGGCGGGCCCGCCATGCTTGGCGGAAAGCTGCAAAAACTGATTCAGGTTGACGGCGATGCGCGCCGGGTTGCGTGAATGATCCAGCCCGCCCACGCGCTGTTGCAGCCGGTCGAATTCCTGCCAGAACAGCTTGGCCAGCTCCGGCTCTTCCGCTTTCACACCCATGGCCCGCAGGTACGCGGCAGCAGCAACAGCACCCACGCGCGCCCCCTTCTCCAGCAGCACGGCGTTCATGCGCAGCACATATTCCCCTGCGGCCTGCACGCGCGCCGGGTTGTCTGCGTCTTCTCCTTCCAGCCCAAACATGGTTTCCGTCTGGCAGCACAGCGCATCATCCGGCACGCCGGAAAGCATGCTCCAGATGGCCAGCAGTCGGTGCAAGCGGTCACGCCCGATGGTGTACAGGGCCATTCCTTGATCGACATCGGCGGGGCGAGTTTCCATTTCAATCCTCCAAGGTTGGCAGTTTGGCCTCGCGGAACACCCAGCACTTCACGTTCTTCTTCTCGTGCTGCGAATAGACGCAGCGGTTCGACGCAACAAACCGCCGCACGTTGCTGGTGTGCAGCAGCTTCTTCAGGTTGCCCACGTCGGGCATGGCCTGCCCGCAGTTGCGGCAGGCCTCGGTGTACTGGTTGAAGTTCACGGCGATGAAGCCCGGCTTACTCTCGTGGTTCAGCGGGTCCAACCGCGAGGTGGTCTTGGTCAGCTGGATGGACAGGTAGTCGTAGGTGTCCCAGAACTGCTCCACCAGCGGGTGGTCCGCAGCCAGGCGTTGTTCCCGCGCCTTGGCCCGTAGGAACAGGTATTCGGTCAGCCCTTCGCGCAGGTAGTCCGACATGGTTGGAAACAGCACCTTCAGGGCGTGGCCGCACGCGGCAATCTGCGCATGGTTCTTGATGATGCGCTCGTTCTTCAGGGCGCCGCTGTCGGTGTAGCGGGCCTCGATGCTGTCGAAGGCCGCCGCATAGGCGTCCAGAATCTCGCGTTCGCGCGACAGGGCCGCGCCCAGAAAGCCGCCCACGTCCGCCGCCGTCTGCCGTTCAAACCACCGGGCCACGTCGCGCGTGCCGGTCTTGTGGTGCTTCTTGTCGGCGTGGCAGTGCACGATGCGCTGCAGCAGCGCCTCCGACCCGTCCACCTCGGCATTCTGGCTGATGACCAGCGACGCCTGAAACAGGTGCTCCTCCACGTCGTTGGAGCGCCGGGCCACGCCCAGCGTGCCGGTGCCGCGCCCGTTGTAGAAGGGCTTCACCTCGTCAAAGCCGAATTGCCGCTGTTTGGCGTCCTTGTCGCCGTTGTCGCGGTCTGATTCGATGATGACCACCGGCAGGTTGCTCACCTGCGAAAAGGCGCGCCGCCGCCCGGCGGGGGTGGCCTTCAGCAGGTCGAAGCCTTCGTAGTCGTCTCGGCCCACGCACTTCCACAGAAACTCCAGGATGGTGGACTTGCCCGCGCCCGGTTCGCCGGTCAGTTCAAGGAAGGGGAAGGTTTTGTGCCGCGCGCGGATCTGCTGCACGAACAGCGACCCCAGCCAGTAGGCCAGCGTGGCCAGCCCCTGCCAGTGAAAGGCCTTGGCGTAGTTGTCCAGCCAGTCCGGCGTGAAGCGGCCATCGGTGCGGATGTACACGCCGTTCAGCATGGACTTCACGCCGCGCCGGTTCACCTCGAAGTAGCCATGCTTGTTCACGGCCAGCTTGCGGCCCTTGCTCCATGCGTGCTCCTGAAAGATCCACGCGTCGGATTCGCGGTCGTAGCCCACGAAGGGCAGCGCGCTCACCGTGGTCATGCGGCTGTTCAGCCAACGGTCGCGCAGGATCTTCAGTTGCCGGGCGTCACCGTCAAAGGTGCCCCCGCGCGACCGGTTCAGCATGGCCTTGTGGAAGGCGTCCGGGCTGGTGATGGCGGTACCCTCCAGCGCGATCAGGTCGTCGGCCTGGCCGTTGGCGTAGGAGATGCCGAACACGTACCGCTGCTCGTCCACCAGGGCGTCGCGCTCCATGTACAGGAACTTGGGCAGCACGTTGGATATCTGGTCGATGCCGCAGTGCATGGCGAACAGGTCGCGCCCGGTGGGGGAATCGAGCACCGCGTCTATGGGGTTTGGCGGGGTGGGCATGGGTGCGGGTACGGGGGCATCGGCGTCGGGATCTGCGTGACCGCCCTGCCCTTCCCCCTTCGCCGTGCTGGCCGGGGCGGCGGCCACCGCGTTGGCCGGGGTGGCCGGTGCGGTCGGCACCTTGCCCGTGCGCTTGGCCTCCTGTTCCTGCGCCACCCACTGCCCTGCCGCCTCGCCCAGCCCTTTCTCGAAATCCGCGCCCAGCTTGATGGAGTACAGCGCGTTCTCGAAGTCCAGGATGAAGGTCATGCGCCGATTGCGGGTGTAGTGGATGTACGCCTTCTCCTGCACCGTCTCGGCCATGAACAGTCGCCCGTAATACAGGCGGTCGCGGATGAAGGCGTCGTCTATGCGCCCGGCCCGGTACAGGTCGTCCCAATCGCGGCCATCGGGCAGCATGCACACAAGGGCCAGCTCGCCCATGGCCTTGAGCGTCTTGTGGTGCGTCTTGCACCACTTGGACCCGGCCTTGTCCGAATCCATGGCCAGCACCCAGCGAATGCGCCGCCCCTTGTGGGCCTGAATGAACGCCGCCGGAAAGTGGTTGCACGAAAAGCAGGCCGCCGCCTTGTGGCCGGAAAGGGCCAGCGCGATGGCGTGAAAGATGCCCTCCACCAGCCACACCCGGTCGCCGTCGTTGATCTGCTGCCCCGGCGGGGTCCACACGTCGCCCTGGAACAGCGTGCCGTCGTCCTTGCGCTTACCGCCGAAGTGGGCCTTCTGGCCGTCCTTCTTGGTGCGGCCTATCAGCCGGTCCCACCAGCGGGTGCGCCCCTCGTCCAGGTAGAAGCGCACCGTGGGCACGTAGTCCGTGGTGCCCGGCACCGGCCATGCCGCCTGCTCGTACCAGCCGCGAATGCGCGAAAGGTCGAAGCCGCGGTCTAGGCCAAGGTAGGCATCCGCCGTGGCCTGCCGGTTTTCCTCCGTGGGCGGGAAGCGCCGCGCGAAATCCTCGAACAGGTCGGGCAGCGCCTCGCGCGTGGGTTCCTCGAACCCGCACTTGTTCAGCCGTTCGCAGCGCAGCATCCACGGCTTCTGCTTGCCCACGTACAGGGTGCGCTTGCCGCAGCTGGGGCACACGCCCCGGCGCAGGTAGTTGGTCTCTTCCTTGAAGTCGAAGCGGTGATCCGCCAACAGCGCGCGGACGATCTCCGCCGTGCGAATGGCGTTATCCATCGCGGCCCTCCCCCTTCGCCTCCTCATTCCGGGGGCAGCTTGAGCAGTGCGTCCGGTAGATCCACAGCATGGTCCCCCGCGAGCCCCGGTAGCGGGGGCATGGCCGCAGGTGCGGGCGCGCCACGGCGGCCTGTTTCAGGGCCTCCACGGTGGTGCAGCCCGCTTCCTGCGGGGTTCTGGGGCAGCAGGGGCTAGGCATCGGCCATGCGCTCCATCTGGCGCAGGTCGCCCACAAGGGCCATGCCGCGCTCCAGCACGTCGGCCAGTTCCTTCAGCAGGCGGCGCAACTCCGTGACCTGCAACCGGTCGTCGGACGCGGCGCGGCAGGCTTCCTCGGCCACGTGGCCAACCTCCGTGAACAGGTCGGCCACGCGCAGCAGCAGAGAGGCGCAGTCGAGGGTGGCGTGGGGTTCGGCCTGGCCGTCGGGGGTGGCCTTGGCCAGCAGCCAATGCACCACGGTCAGGTTGCCCACCGCGATGCAGAACTGGGGCAGGTCGGGGAACGAGGGGAAGTACTTCTCGGCGGAGAACACCCGCCGCGCCTGCGGCATGGACCAGCCCATGCGCCTGGCGATTTCGGGAAGGGGCAGGCCGCTTTGCTCCACGGCCAGCTTGAAGGCATCCACGGCGTCCAGATGATGCAGCGGGAGATGCAGGGGGCGGGCGTCATGCGCTTGCATTGTGGCGCCTCCCCAGTTTGGACACCGACGTGGCACGCGGCGCAGGTTTGGGGCTAGGGGTTTCCGAAGAGGACATGGCCTCCCATGCCGAGCGCAGGTCATCGTCCGTGACCGCGCCCGCCGCGCGGAGCTGCGACAACAGCTCGCGCAGGACGTACAGCTTGCCGGCCAGCACGATGATGCGCCGGGTTGGGGTGTTAGAGGCGCGCCGGGTGCGGCGCAGGCAGCGCGGGATCAGCCCGAGAGCTCGGGCCGTGGCGGAGTAGTTCCCATGCCGCCGGACCATACGACTGAGGAGAAGTTCGGTTGCTTTCATGCCTGAGGCATAGGATTTTAAATCCTATTACGTCAAGAGATATTCCCCTCTGTCGATAGGATTAAATGTCCTGTATGAAAAGCGGATGGAAAACTCAGTCGCCTTTGAACGCGCGCTGGTCGCGCTGGTCGCGGAAAGGGTCGAAAACTCGGACCTGTCGCATTCCGAGTTTGGTCGGCGCATCTTCGGTGAAGAGTCTGGTTCCCGCCTGTGGCGCAGCTGCCGGGACGCCACACGCCCCCGGCGCATCCTTCTTGCCGAGGCATACCGGATGGCGGAACTTCTGGATATGGATTTCCCCACCATGATCTGGCAGTTCACCCAGGAGGCAAAGGCACGGGGGCTTATTTAGGACGGCACATCCTAATTTTTCTTGATATGGCGGATTTCATATCCTAGCATCGCGCCTCCAAGGAGGTGCCTATGTATCCGCTTTCCCTTTCGACCGGAGGCCTGCAGTAGCCATGGAACCACTGCTCCGCCTGCGAGACGTTGCCGCACTGCTCGACATCGGGCACAAACCGGCCCGCCGGTGGCTGGATAAACACGGGGTGCCCCTCATCGATCTTGGCCGGGGTCGGGGCCTTGGCCTGCGCTGGGACGCGGCAGACGTGCGCGACGCCATCAACCGCGCCAAGAGCGGCGGTCAAAAGGCCGCGCCGCGACAGCACACCCCAGCGAGGGGGAAATCCTTCTTCACGGGCCGCCCGGTCGCGGAGATCCTCCGGGATATTGCGGCCAGTAAATCAACCCGACAGTGATCACCATGGCCATACGTTTCCGCCCCACCAAGCCCAAGCCCCACATTGCATATTGGGTCAACCCGTTCACGCACAAGATCGAGAGCAGGTCTTTTGCGTCCAGAGGCGAAGCCGAAGCGCATGACCGCAAGATCACCTACCGGTTGGAGTTCGAGCGCGAATCATTCCGCCCGGCAGATCCCCCGTCAGAACATGAGCAGCAAGGCCTTACGTTCGACCAACTCTACGCCATGTACTTGGAAGAGAAGAGTTTCAGCGCCCGCAACGCCGAAACACAATTGCGCAACCTGAAGGAGTTCTTCGCCGCTTTCGGCACGAGGCCTGTGCAGGACATTACGAAAGATGAAGTGAAGAAGATCATGGCCGGGATGAGGGAACGCGGATGCTCTCAGAACACGGTGTACGTGCGGGTGCGCCATTTCCTTGCAGTACTCAATTGGGCAGCAGAGGAAGAACACATCCCCCAATCGCCCATTCCGCACCTGCGCTGCCCGCGAGGCACAACAACCGTTATCCCGCCACCCACTACAGACGAGCTTGAAGCGATCTACCTGGCTGCCGCCCCACATCTCAAACGTGCCATGCTCATATCTGTGGGTACCGGTCTTCGAGTTGGGGCCGTTGAGCTGCTGGGCATCAGGTGGCCCTGCTTCAACCTGCGCAGGGGTGTTGTGCGAATAACCAACGCGCAAAAGGGCAACAGGAAACGCAGGGTAGACCTAACCCGCGACGTGCCGTTAAAGGCCCACATCATCCCCATCTTCGCCCAATGGCGCGAGGATGACCGAGCACTGCACCTGGGCCACGACTACGTTCTGCACTGGAAGGGAAAGCCCATCTCATCGTTTCGGACAGCATGGGTCAAAGCCTTGGAGCGGGCCAACATCACCCGGCGCATTCGCCCTTACGACATGCGCCACTTCTGGATCACCGAAGCCATCGCAGCTGGTGCCGACTTGAAGACAGTGGCCACCCTTGCAGGGCACGCCGATGTGCAAATGGTCTTGCGCCATTACCAACATGTTCAGGAGCGGCAGAAGAGAGAGGCCGTGGACTTGGTGCCCGACCTGTTCGGAGGTGACCGGGCCATATCGCCGGGCCATATTTTAGGGGGTGATATACACGGTTTTAGCAAGGACACTAAAAGCAATATCCAATAA